TCGACAGTCATCCTAAATCCCATTGTTAAAAACCACTCATTAAAGTTTAACATAAATCTACTCAAATCACCTTGTTCCATAAAAACCATACAGTCATCACCATTATTTGCCAGTGAGATGGTTACACCTCTTTCCCGAGCATAGGTGTACACCATAGCGCACATAATAATACAATTCCCTAAGGCTGTATTCATATCACCGCTAAATCTACGACCACGTACTCGATACTTGAGCTTCCCATCTCCACAAAAACCAGTCCCGCTGTTTACACGTTGCCATGACAACAGCTTAACTAACTCCGAATCCCAATTATATAGGGCGTTGTATATGGAGTGTTCCCACTCGAGCATTCCCTCACTAACATGCATGTCAAATTTTGTTGCATCCAACCCTATCGCAACAGGGTTATCAAACATACTCCACTTAGTATGCAGTTCGAGGGCAATCTCATGAGTGTTCATTCCCTTCAAAACAACATTGGTACCATCACCAAAACAACGTTTAATTGCTCTGTACATCCGGTGCTCAATGTGTTTGAGGTATCTCCCAACTGCCACATTATACTTGGGCCTTCTTGGCTGGATGCACCTAGGTGCACCCCCTGGCTTGACTTTTTCACATTTCACAAACGGGTTGCTATGAGAGTCTTTCTTGCTAACTCCATATATACTATACTCTTTCACTGCATTTTCATAGATCGTCTTTTTCCGACCAAAATACATCTGGGAGAACTCCTCAGGGGAAATCTTGGTGGGTGGCGGTCCAAACTTATGCAGCAAAACGGCACGAAATTTTTGTAATTTTTTAAATATGTACTTCTTGCAAGTTGCTGGTGGCGGCCTAAACCGATTACCAACCTTGCAATAGTACATTCTCTCTAGCAACGCACACTTAAGAGTGCCTATGTCCGGGTTATTAATTTTAAGAATCCGATTGGCAGCGCTAACCCCTTGGACTACATGCGCTATCCTACCGACTACTTTCACCTGCGGGTAGTGTTCCACGACCAGATCAGGATGAGTTAGGGAACTAACATGACTCACCCCGTGGAGCTTTCCCAGGCACCCTCAAGCTTGAGTCTTAGACTCAAGCCACTCCAGGAATTTAACCTCAGCCTTCCTGTACATTGCAAATGGACCCAGGGTAGCTCTACGAGCATCTAGTTCCCACTTGTCAACCACAAAGGCGGCTTCGATAATAACTGGCAGTACCTTACGGACCTCCGTTACCCGCACACCATGCTTACGCATGATCTCAGCAGCAAATCGCTGGATGGCCTTGACATTGGCATCAGTTCTTTTTGGTGTCCCAAAACGAACCTTAACCTCTGCTAGGACTTTAGCTGAGTAACTCTGCTTACTACGCAACCTCCTGTGACACTTGACCTCAATGGGCGTTGTATCCAACGCCACATCGACACCATCACAGGAGATCTCAGTAGAGCATGAGCTGCTCGAACCGTCATTTTCAATGACCTCTCGCACGACTCCTGCACTCCCTTGCAC